TATATTGAGTTATTAGTTGATCATATTTATTTCTATCTTCAGGTTTTAAATAAAGTAAAACTTCTTTTACTGGAAGTAGAGCATCTTCAACAAGTCCTGTTGGAAGTGTTTGACCTTTAGTTGCCGCTGCTCTCATTAAATCAAATCTTTGTTCTAATACATTTTTTCCTGCTAATCTCACATCTTCTGTTTTTTGAAAATTTTCAATATCTTTTTCCATAGCTTTTTCAGCTGGAGAAGCATACATTCTATTAGGACCTTGTAATGCTTTTTTAAGAGCTGCTGTAGCTTTTACTTCTTCTATATCTAATTTTCTTGTTTTTTGTTTTAAAGCTACATCTTCTGCAATTACATCAGTTACGTTTTTAGCAATTTGTCCTAATGGACTTCTTGCTTCAGTTAATGGTTTATAACGAGAAGCTTCATCTAAAGTTTTTAAAGATAACATAAGAGCAAATCTTCTCTTAGGATCATTGTAAGCTTCTTCAACTTTATTTGGAAATTCAGTTGCAAAATTCTTTAAAGATTTTCCTACATAACTTCCAAAATCTGAAAGACTTCCGAAGAAACCTTTATCTTCTTCAGTTTTATTTCTTTCAACTGCTGCTTGTTCTTCTTGTCTAGCTTGATTATCTGATCTTAAAGCTTCTTCTCCACTTAATACTACACTTGTTGGAATAGTATTGGATAGTGAATCACCTGTATAAACTTCAATTTTTTTATCGTCTTCCATTTAATTAACTCTTTTAAATTCAACATCTACTTTAGAATAATCTACCATTAAATATCCATCATCATTAAAGCTAGAAGCATGAGGTACTTCATGAGCCATAACACCTTGATAAACTTTATCATCACCTTTATAAGTGAATGTATATATATTAATACCTGATGGAGATTTTCCAATGTAATTTATATTATTCTTTAAAGCTATATCAGACATTGCGTAGATAGATCCAATTGCTCCTAAAGCTCCTGTAATTTGACCAAATGGACTTGGACCTTGAACTGGAGTAGAAGTGAAACCTGTTCTTTCTTCTCCATAACTTCTTATTGGAGCCCCTGCTAATGCACCAATAACTTGATTAATTTGATTTTGTTCAAATCCTTGTTGTTCTACGAAATCTCTAAATGCTTCAGTTAATCCAGCTTGTTGTATTCCTCTTTCTTGACTTCCAAATTGAGCAAGTCCAGATGAAGCACCTGCAAGAGCTGCAAGTTGAGCTTGAGAAGCTCCTAGTTGAGAAGCTCGATCAGCCGCAAATCTTTGAGCACCTGACTCAAATCCAGCTTGACGTAATCTTCCAGAAACGTCTCCTACTTGTCTTAAATATTCTCCTCCTAATACACCACGTTGAACTCCTTCACGTCCTCCTCCAAAAGCACCTGCTCCAATAGCTTGAGTTGATAAAGCTCGTTGTTGACCTTGATATGCTCTTTCAACATCACCTAATGCTGATTGAACAACTTGATTCTCATATGGATTCATGTATTGTTGAGCCATTTGAGGAGTAAAAGTTTGTGCACCAATAGCAGATAATTGACCTGCTTGTGGTAAAATTTGTTGACTATAAATATCACCAGCTTGTTGTTCAGTTGGTGTAAGTTGAGCTATACGTTGACCTTGATAAGCTTGAAATGGTAATTGACTTTCAGTTTCTGCACGTCTTAAAGTTCTTTCTTGAATCTCTTTAAAATACGCAGGAATATCGTATGTTGTAGTTGATTGTTGCGGTGATTGTATTACAGTTGTTGATGGTTTAAAAATACTACCCATTGATTATATAAGTTCCTCCAATTACGTCAAATCCAAGTTTTAAAAAAGCAACATGTTTACGTGCTACTTCTTTTCCTTGAAAAATTTCACAAATCGCAGTTAAACGATTTGCTTTTGCATATTCTTTTAATACGACCATCATTGAACGAAAGACACTATAATTTCGATAACGTGGATTCACATGAAGCCATATAGTTCTTAAAAATTTTTTATCACTATACCACGTTTCATCTATCGTAGCGCCTAATGTACCAACGATAACATTTTCGTATTCTACTACTATAACAAAACTATTCTTAATGTAAAATATAATATTTTCAAGACTTTTTTTATTATTAGCATTTCCAAAGTTAAAAGGTGCTTCTTTTAACCATGTTTTCAATAATTCTCGTATATTTACAGCATCTGCAATACGAGCTAGTCTTATTTTGTATTTATCTCTTTCCATCGGCGTTTACATTTATTCTTAAAGTTCCAAATCTCCAGTAGTCTCCAATATCATTAGTTTGTACTCGAATAGCTACTTGTCGACCTCTAGCTCTAACACTATTATACCTAGTTGTAGAATTAGCTACAACATTCGTACTTTCGTATTTAGTATCATTTGGATAATCTCTTACTCTTAAAGTAATCGTAGCATTACCTACTTGATTTTTAAAGTCAGGTATTATTTTATCTATAAAACTAAAATCTTCTCCATCTGCTATATCACCATCACCTGATTCTATATAAGATACAATAGCACTTCCATCAGCATTATAACCATCTTCTATATTATAAAGTAAAGTACGACCTGAAGTTAATCCTTTAATTGTACTAATTGTATTAGCAGTGCTATTAGGAAAATAAGTTCCTCCTACAGGAAATTCAGTTACAGCATTATCTTGATAAATACTTCTTTCAATTGTTCCAAAGTACCAAGAATTTTCTCCAAAATTAAACACAACATATCTATCTATTTGATCAGAGTTTGCAGAACAATAATACCAAGTTACTTCTGAATAAAATGAATTAGATCCGCAATAAACTTGTGAGTATTGAGTTTTATTAATATCATCAAATACATGATTAATAACTGGACATTCTATTTCTTGAACTGTTCCAGCATATCTAAAGAATTGTCCATCCGCCATCCAATATGCTATATCATTTACTATAACTGTAGAATTTAAACTAATAGCTCCACAATCATTTCCAAGTTGTCTAAATCCATAAATAAAAGGAGGACCTATGTACGCCATAGAATGCATTGCGGTATCAGTCCATACTAAAATAGTTCCTTTAGCTGGTTTAGCTGATCTAATTTCGCTACCACCAGCTACTCGATATGATCCCGCTGTATTGACTACATTAGGAGTCCATTCGTTATAATTTTCTTGATCAGACCAACGAATAAAGAGTTTATCTTGAGTTGATGGTGTTCCAATCGTTGTCTCTGTTCCAAAACAAGCTAGTATTCGAGTATCAGTCGCTACTACTGATAATATAGAAGTTGTCGGAGCATTAGCAATTATTGTAGCTCTATTATTTGTAAAACCAGCAGAAGTATCCCATAGATAAGTTGATCCATTTAATTGAGTTATAATTAAATCCTCTCCCCAGTTATTTATTGACCAATTTCTTAAATCAATTTCTACAGTAGAAGTAATTGCTGGATCATTCCATCCCTGAAGACCATTCCAGGGTCCTGCGTTCCATCCATATCCAAAAGTTTGAATAGAAGGACCTATATTTAATTGATATTGAATTGTAGCATTTCCATTAGCTGTAACTGTAGAAGTTGCAGCTGTATTTGTTAATATAACATAAGCATCAACATTAGTTATACTTTGAATTTCAAATTCACCAGTAAGAGAAACGTTTGAAATACCACCAACATTTGCGACTGATACATTAGAAATCGTAATAAAATCACCATCAAGAGCATTATGATTAGTTTGAATTACAGTTACATTTGCATTAGAAACTACGGTACTAAAACAACTTATAGCACTATTTGTTTGTCTAATTGGAGTAATATCCGCATTCGTTCCTTCTTGATTAATATATATTTTACGATCAGTTCCTAAAGAAGTATAACGAGCACCTGATAAATCATACCAATTTAATATAGCTCTTCCTACTCCTACATAATAACTATTGCTATATTTAGTCCAACCTCCTATCTTTTGAGGTAACCCCTGTCTAAATCTTATCTTATCACAATCGACCCAACGTCCTTCTGCTCCAGTTTCGGTGTCTAATGTATCTAAGCCAGGCTGAAATGTAAGTTTTGTTAATGGCATAATTTGCCATTATATACAAAAATTTATGAATTTATACTATTTTTTAAACCAAGCGGGAAGTCCTAAATGAGGTCTACGATCATATATATTTTCTTTAGACCCTTTAGTTTCAACATTATTATAATGTAAAAATACTTGACCACAATCATCAAAAGTTAATTTATCTCTCCAATGTTCTAATTCATTTCCACGATATACTAACATATCACCAGGTTCTAATAATACTTTAACACCTTTAGATTTTGATGGTTTATAATTTCCAGTCTTTTCATCAACTCCTCCTAATGATGCATCTGGTTCTAAATAAATTGGCCAACAACCACCTCCTAAATGCATAGTTGTAGATATTTCACATGAAAATCTATCTTTATGACGATGAAGAACATCACCTTTTTTATATATTCTTGCATAAGAATAATTAGTATTTAATTTTAATCCTGTTTCTTTTTCCATGATTGGAAGAAGTTTTACAAGTAATGTTTCCATTAC